TAATGTATTTGATGAGAATATATTCTTTGGATTTGATTTTTCTAAAGAAGGAACTAGAATGTTATTAGCTCCGATTCCTAATGGTTCATCAGGAGGAGGAAATGACAATAGAGCCTTCAATTTAAACACACATGCAGTAGGTCATAGTGATGCATCGAGATTAGTAGGAGCTGGTGAATCTTACTCAGGTGACTCAGAAATAATCACTCTGTCAGGTTCAGCTATAGAACAGAAGAAGTTTGCTGTTCCTTTCCAGTGGGGATTTGATGGAATGAATCCAGCTACACCTTCACTTACAGGCACAGATATAGCTAATACTAACTCACAAGGATTCGATATGTCCTCAGCAGAGGCAAGTGGAACATTAGCCTATAAACGAGCTATCAACGCTGTAAGTAATCCAGATGAGTTTGATATTAACTTATTGGTAACACCAGGTGTTATTCATAGATTACACTCTAACGTTACTAATCACGCTATCAGTAAAGTAGAGGCAAGAGCAGATGCTTTATTTATAATGGATAGTTCTGATATTGATGATAGTATTAATACCGTGGTTGACGCTGTCAATACTCTTGATACAAACTACGTAGCTACATATTATCCTTGGGTTAAACTTGTTGATAGTCGAACTCAAGTTCCTGTATATGTACCACCTTCAGTTGTGATTCCAGGAGTGTTAGCATTTAATGATAGTGTTTCACACGAATGGTTTGCTCCAGCAGGACTCAACAGAGGAGGTCTAGCAGGTTTAGGTGTAACTGAAGCCAAGACAAGACTTACACATGCAGAAAGAGATAGATTGTATGAGGGTAGAATTAATCCTATAGCATCTTTCCCGAATCAAGGTGTAGTTGTGTTTGGTCAAAAGACACTTCAATCCAAACCATCAGCATTAGATAGAATCAACGTTCGTAGATTGTTGATTGCACTTAGAAAGTTTATTGCAAGTGCTTCACAATTCTTGGTATTTGAACAGAATACTTCAGCCACACGTAACAGATTCTTGAATATTGTTAATCCTTATCTCGAACAAGTACAACAAAATAGTGGTTTAAGTGCTTTCAGAGTAGTGATGGATGACACTAACAATACAGCAGATGTTGTTGATAGAAATCAGTTAGTAGGTCAAATATTTATTCAACCTACAAGAACTGCAGAGTTTATCGTATTAGACTTTGTTGTTCAACCAACAGGAGCTACATTCCCTGAGTAAGTTTGACTTATAAAAACAATGTAATGTATAATGGAAAACCCCAATTTCGGTTGGGGTTTTTTGTTTTTTACTTAAAATTTGACCTTTTGATATTTATTTATGAGTGAAAATAAAGGACTTTTTTAGGAGATTTAGGAATGGCTACATTAGACCCTTCAGAAATTATGTTTACACCATTTGAACCGAAAACTAAAAATCGGTTTATTATGTATATTGAAGGTGTACCAGCTTATTTAATTAAAGCGGCTAACAGACCACAGATTCAGTTTGAAGAAATTGTATTAGACCACATCAATGTAAAACGATACATAAAAGGTAAGGGAGCTTGGCAACCTATCGATATTATGTTGTACGACCCAGTTGTACCTTCAGCAGCTCAATCTGTTATGGAATGGATACGAACATCACACGAATCTGTAACAGGTCGTGATGGTTATTCAGATTTTTATAAAAGAGATGTTACTTTTAACTTATTAGGTCCAGTAGGTGATAAAGTTGAGGAATGGACATTAAAAGGAACATATATTGAGAATGCTAATTTCGGTGATTTGGATTACGCTACAAGCGACCCAGCAGAAATTACATTAACACTTAAATACGATTACGCAATACTACAATTCTAATAGGAGTATAAAATGAGTGAATGGATAGCAGCAAATTGGGAATACGTTTTAGTAGTTCTTTACGCAGTAGAGAAGATTGTAAAACTTACCCCAACAAAATACGATGATATTGTTTTTGATATGCTTTTGAAACCTATCAAGGAAAAAATAGCACCAAAAAAATAAATTGTAATTTGAAATCCAAAGGTTATAATTATAATTGGTTATTATAAATTATTCATATAAGGAAAAATAATGGCAGAATACAAGTTTCCAACGGAAATCGTTGATTTGCCCTCTAAAGGACATTTTTACGTTCAAGGACATCCTCTATCAAGTGGTAAAGTAGAGATAAAGTATATGACGGCTAAAGAAGAAGATATACTTACATCTCAGAATTTGATACAAAAAGGTGTCGTGATTGAAAAATTATTACAATCATTGATAGTTGATAAATCAATCAAAATCGAAGATTTATTAATAGGTGATAAGAATGCTATAATGGTAGCAGCTCGTGTATTGGGATACGGAAAGAATTATCAATTCACGTATGATGGTGAAGAACAATCTTGTGATTTAACTTCATTAGAACCTGTTGATATTGATTTTTCAAAGTTTCCTCATGGAAAGAATCAGTTCGAATATAAATTACCTAATTCTGAAAGAGATATTACGTTCAAACTATTAACAGGAGCTGACGAAAATGAAATTGATAAAGAGATAAAGGCTCTTGAGAAAATATCTAAGGAACAAGGATTTGAATTAACAACACGATTAAAGTATATGATTACTTCAGTAGATGGTAAATCAGAACCCTCTTATATAAATAATTTTGTTGAAAATGAGTTTTTATCAGTCGATTCATTTGAATTTAGAAAATACTTATCCTCAATCACACCCGATATGGATATGAGTACCACAATAACAGATTCAAATGGAAAGGAACAGGTGATTACGGTTCCTGTAACCGTACGATTTTTTTGGCCTTCAGCCGGAATATAAACTTCAAATACACGAAGAAATATTTCAATTAATACTACATTCAAAAGGTGGATTCACTTTTAAAGAAGTGTATGACCTACCCATATATCTCAGAACATTCTATCTGAAGAGATTACAGACCCACTATAAAAAAGAATCAGAAGAGTTACAAAAACAACTCAATAAAACAGCTCCCCACTTACAAAAGTAATTTTTTATATATTTGATATTTATTATTGAGTTATAATACTTAATTTAATTGGAGATTCATCAATGCCTAAATACACAATAACTGAAAATTTACTCGGTGATTTTGTGAGTGCTATATTTAGAGCCGTAGGTCGTGGTGGTGCTTCACGAGCTATTAATAAACTAGCTGAAAAAGACCCTAAATTTTCTAAATTAACAAAAGATTTAGAAAAATCACGTAATGAACTTGACACATATCTCAAAAACAAAATACGTAAACAACCAAAAGCAAAACTATCAAGAGCTGATATTAAAGCAATCAATCGAGGTGAATTACCTGATTGGATGTAATTCATAGGAAAATAAATGCCCGCTAGAGACGACAAAACTGGTAGATATATTACTCAGAACTTATCTGATGCACAAGATTTAGCAAAAGGTTTAAGTGAAACTATTAAATCACAAGGACCTTTATTGTCTGCATTGACAGGTGAATACTCTCTGCAAAAAAAGTTACTTGGTGAGATTAAAGACGAATTAGATGGTAATAGTAAGTTAAGTGAGAAAGAAGTAAAAGCATTTGCTAAATCAGCTAAGTTATCGCAAGAGAAAGCATCTGCTATAAATGAGATAGCACCTGGTATGGTGAGTATGGCTAATAGTGCTGTAACATCAGCTAAATCTTTCGGAGCATTTTTAGGACCTCTAGGGGGAGCAGTAGCAGCCGCAATAGCTTTAGGAAAAGCGTTTTTTAAAATTCAGGCAGCTATTACTGATACAAGAAAAGAATTAGGTGTTTCAGCGGAACAAGCTGCATCTATAACGGTACAGAACAAAGTTTTAGGTCAGATAGCTAAAGGATACGGACTCACCGTAGAGGATATATCTCAAGCTCAAGCCTCAATAAGACAAGATTTAGGAGCTAGTGTACAGGAATCAATTAATCTTAGTTTGAATTTTGCTAGAACAGCAGCAGCTACTGGTTTAACAGCTTCTCAGATGACTAAAACATTATCAATAATGGAGTCAGTTTCATCTCAAAGTAGAGATGCATTACTTAATCAATTACGAACGAATGCTGCTTTAGCAGGTCAAGCAGGTGTAGCTCCAGCTCTCGTGATGCAAGACTTAGCTGATAACGCTCAGTTTTTTGCCAAGTTTGCTAAAGATGGTGGTATGAATATTTTAAATGCTAGTATAGCAGCTAGAAAGTTGGGATTAGAGTTAGGTGCTGTTGAGAGTATTTCAGAGTCATTGTTGAACTTTGAATCAAGTATAGAGAATCAATTACAAGCCTCATTATTACTAGGAAGACAAATAAATCTTGATAAAGCTCGTCAGTTAGCCATAACAGGTGACCAAGAAGGTGTGATGAGAGAGATATTGAAACAAGTTGGAGGTGAAGCTGAGTTCAATAGATTAAACGTTATACAGAGACAAGCTCTTGCTGATAGTGTTGGTGTGAATGTGGAACAATTATCAAGACTTGTGAGAAACAACACAGCCGCCGCTCCAGC